AGGGCGCTTTGTCGGATTTGCTGTTAGGCACAGGGATAGACGGAAGGCGTTATATTGCCAGAGGCGCGGGCGACATATTGAGCGCTGGTAAAAGAGCCGGAACTAGCGCATTAGATACGCTAGGAGAGCTTCAGTGGCTAGAGGGAGGCGGCAACCCATTGCGGGTGCCGTCATCGCAACGAGGCGCAATAGGGGAAGATATAAACGCTCCGAGGTTTCAATTTGGTGAACCCGACGAAATGGGTTTTAGGTTAGTGTCCGAAGACGTAGTAAGTATGCCGTCTTTCCCCAGAAAAGGAACGGCGGAGCAAATGCGGGCGGCGCTAGGACAAGGCAGGAAAGGAGGGCTTCATCCTAAAGTCAGCGCAGAAATAGGTGGCCGAAGATTGGTGAGAGAGGAGCTGGAAAATCTAGGTGTTATGAAGTTTCTGGATCAACAAGAAGCCGCAGGTCAGCCCGTTACTCAGGAAGATTTATTAGCAGTCATACAAGCAAATAAATACAAGTATGAATTAGATGAAAATGTCTTAGATGAAGATGTTTACGGAGGAGAATTTGTAGGAAGAACAGATTACGAACCTATAGACTACGATAACGCATATAACGAAGGTTATCGTAACAACGAAGACAGAATAGATGATTTAGTCTATACGGAGATGGAAGACATAGAATCAAGTGGAAAGAAGCTTGGAGAATTAAATGACAGGATCGCTTCTTTAGAGAGACAACAAGTACCGCGAGAAGCAGGGCAGTTAGATTTACTTAGCGGATATTCCGGCCACGTTCAGAGATATGAGACTCAGCAATTAAAAGAAGCAAAAGCTCAAAAAGACGCGATTCTTAGGGACTACGAAGCACGTTTCCCAGATTCCCCGATGTTATCTAAAGCAGAGATAGTGACGAGAATGGAAGATCGGGAGGACTATGATCCCAACGATGCTCTAAACATAGAGGATGAGCTACGCGACTGGGCGGAAAAGAAAGATAGAGCAGCATACAGCGAGAATCCACTGGAAAAGGCTACGCTACTTGACCGTGATGGCGAAGAAGTGGCGCACGCTGTAGGCAACGACGAAGAGGGCTATCATATATGGTCCGATGGTGAATATCGCGATCATGTAGACACATGGGGGGATAATAATCCGTCCATTGAAAGACGGCTTATTGGCCACGCACACGAACAGGGTATTGATCAGAGGTTATACAGTCAGACTGCTGAATTTAGAGATTATTTAGCCGAAGACAATCCGATTGAAATTATAGAAATGGGCGAAATAAGCGAGCCAGAAGAATATAGAGAAATTCCTATATATCTGTCTAATACACCAAGGCAGGAAGCAGTTGGTGAGCATTTTCCTAAAAATGTAGGTGGCAGGTCGATGGGGTCGCCTTATCACATAAGGGTAACAGAAAGAACATGGGAGAAGCCGAACGGAGAAGAAGAACGCATACTTTTCGCAGACGAACTGCAAAGCGACTGGGGGCAAGCGGGGTCAGGAAGGAAGGAATTTCCAGCGGCTAAAGTTAAGCAAGATAAAGAAGAAATGCTGGAATTGATGAGGCAGATGGATGAGTATGATCGCGGCCCCTATGCGACAAAACCGCGCTATAAACTTATGGATGCAGAATGGTCCGATCCAAAAGAAACAGACAAGCTTTTCAAACTTGGCGCGCAAAAATGGGACAAGCCAGAAGTAAAAGCGGCGTATGACAAAATATTTAGTATGTCACGGGAGTTATCACGAAGGCTAGAAGAAACGGGCCTTGTATCTCGAACGTGGGAAAAAAATATGTTTAACGAATCCGCTGTCCCAGATTCCTACATATTAGAGGCATCTGACACGCAACTCGTTGCCACAGCGCCGCTGGTAGAGGGAGAGTGGGTACAACACGCCGTTAAAAGAGCCATTTCCGAGATGATAAATAACAACAAGGATCGGCTGGTGTTCACGAGCGGAAGGAATCAGACAAAGTTGTACAACAACACAGAGAGGGCGAAAGGATTAACCCAGTTTTACGACAAGACGCTAAAAAACACCGTGAAACAAGTAATGAAGAACGTAGATAAAGATGCTGTCGAGATACTAGAAGCGGAGGCAGGAGACGAAGAATCTTTGAAGCATATCAGCATTAAAAACACTGAGAAGCTAAGAGACTTTCTGTCCGGCAAAGGCGGCAGGCCGAAAGGATGGGGAATGTACGGCGTTGCTTTGCCAGCACCTATCGCGGCCAGCTTTATGAGCGGACAGCAAGAAACACAACAAAACAGCCCATTAAGCCCATAAAGGAGTGTTATCATGGCATATGGTGGATATAAAGCGACGACAAAACCCAAGGCAAAAGCCCCCAAAAAAAAGAAAAAGACGAAGAAAACGACGATGAAGGGCAAAAAAAGCAAATAAGGAAAGCGTAATGACAACAGCGCGACAAGTACAAAGTTGGTTTGAGTCCGCGAAAGACGACACGGGCGAGTGGCGCTCGGAAGCCAAAGACCTTTATGACCTTGTGGCTTGTCGGCAGTGGACAGCGGCAGAAGAGTCCGAGATTAAGGAAAAGCGGCGTGTTCCTATCGTAATGAACAGAATAGCGCCATTTGTTGACTCTATCGTAGGACAGCAGATTAATAACCGCAAAGAGGTTAGGTTTCTTCCTAGAGAGACATCTGACACGCAACTTGCGGATATATATACCGAGGCTTCTCGATGGGCGGACGATTTATGTGATGGCGAGGATGAAGTAACGGACGCTTTCACTGATCTCGTGATAAGCGGCATGGGCTGGACAGAAACCCGCATGGATTACAGCACCGACCCAGAAGGCAAGCTGATCACGGCTTCGCGCATAGACCCTATCGAGATGTACTGGCCGACTTCAGACACATCAAGAAATCTTGATAATGGCAAGTGGGTTATCAGGGCGCGGAAGTATCCGGCAGACGAGGCCGAGGACCGCTGGCCTAACATTAAGAATGTAGCGGGAGAATGGACCGCAGACGATATTGATATGCGCCAGCCGCACGACGCGACCAATGCGTGGAAGTATGAGTCCGATAAGTCTAGTTATTTTCCGCACGAGCAGATGTATCTTGTGCTACAGGTGCAGTATTACAAAGATGTTCCGATGTACCGAGTGGCTGACCCAGACAGTGGGCAGATTTTAACCGTTACTCCTGACCGTTTGAGCAAAATGCGCGACTATCTGGAAGAGATGGGCGTGAAGTTTGTGAAGATTACACAAAGAAGGTACTTTCAAGCGTTTGTGTGCGGTTCTGAGCTACTGGAAGATGAGATAGCCCCAACTCAAAAGGGTTTTACGCTGAAGTGCATGACGGGCAAAAGAGACAGGAATAAGCGCCAATGGTACGGCGTTTGCAGGGCGCTAAGAGACCCGCAAAAGTTCTCTAATAAGTTCTTTAGTGACATCATGTTTATACTGGCGACCAATAGAAAAGGTGGTGCGTTTGTAGAAGCTGATGCGCTGGCAGATCCAAGAAGGGCAGAGGAAGACTGGGCTAGTCCAGATGCATTGATAAAACTCAACGCAGGCGGTCTCAATAAGGTAAGAGAGCGCGATGCGGGCGTATTTCCGGCAGGGCTAGAGCGCTTGATGCAATACGCAATCGACGCTGTTCCGGCAACGTCCGGCGTAAATGCCGAGATGATTGGCATGGCAGACAGGAATCAGCCAGCAATTCTAGAGGAAACACGCAAAGTATCCGGCCTTACCATACTAGCACCGCTCTTTGACTCTCTAAAAAGACACCAGAGAGAGCGTGGGCGCATTGTTCTGGACTTTCTAAACAGGTTTATAGCAGATGGGCGGGCAATCAGGATAGTAAGTCCGACAGGTGATAGAATCAGCGTACCGTTTATGCAAGACCCACAAGCCGACACTTATGACATTATCGTGGATGAGATGCCGAGTACGCCTAACAGCAAGGCTGAGACGTTTAACGTGCTAACTAAACTCATGCCCATTATGCAATCAATGGGGATGTCGCCTCCGTCAGATTTAATAAACTATATGCCGCTCCCCGCTACTCTAGTGGAGAAATGGCGCGGAGAACTGGCACAGCGCACAGAGCAACCTGACCCACAACAGCAGATGCTGCAGGCGGCGACTGAGTTTGAGATGATGAAGCAACAGGCGAATCAGCAAGAAGCGCAGATGAAATCCCAGCTAGAAATGCTCAAGCTTGAATTTGAGAAAGAAAAGACGGCGATAGCTACGCAGACGAACCAGCAGGATGCCGCTCTAAAACAGGGGCAGTTGCAACTAGAGGCGCAAATAAAGAGCAAAGAGGCGGAAATCAAGGCGCAGGAAGCGCAGATCAAAGCCGCAGAGCTAGAGTTGAAACGGCAGGAGTTGGCGCTGAAGAGCCAGTCTATGCAAATTGAAGCTACCGCCGATATGATGGACGCACAGGCTAATCTGATGGAAGCCGAGGCCGATATGATAGAGGCTGGGAAGCCACCAGAATCAGAAACTAACATTACCGTAAACATGACCTGACAGGAGGTTAATATGGCAGAAGAAGACAGGCTATTAGAGCCGGACCAAAGCGAAGCACCGACAATCCCCGTCCCTACGGATGAGCCGGAGGAAGCGCCGCAACCCGTGGCGGAAGCGCAAGAACCGGAGCAAAAGCAAGACAGGGACTATCGCACGGAATACGAAAACGTGCGTAAAGCGTTAAGGGAAGAGCGCCAGAGCAAAGCGGAAATACAAAAGCATATAGGCGGCATGGAAGAACGCCTGAGAGGGTATGAGACGCTAAAAAGTCAATTAGAGGAGTACCGAAACTCGACTAAAGTGAGCGAGGATAAGACAAAGTACGAAGAAGATCCCGCCGGATACCTTAAAGATAGAGTAGACGGGCTGGCAAAACAGCAGGAAGAGTTCATCAATGGGACTCATCAGGCGAATCAAGAGTTAGAGGCGCAACGACAGGAAATTGAATTTATACGGGCGCAAGCGCAGGAGTACGCCAGACAAAATCCAGACTACGAGAACGCTTTTAAATTCACGCAAGACCAAAGACGGTCAGAGCTTAACGCGATGGGCATAGGGGAAGAGCATCACGCTCAAATAATGGACGCAGAAGCGATCCAGTTAGCAAGACAGGCTATGCAAAACGGCCAGAACCCTGCGGAGTTGCTACACAATATTGCAAAGGTAAAAGGCTATAGCGGCCCAGTAGCGCCGGATGCGTCAACACCTGCGCCGACTGGCAACGAAGCCAGAGGCAATGAAGCAAGCTTGCAGCGTCTTGAGGAAGGCCAGAGAGCCGCCGCCACATTAAGCAATGGTGGACAAAGCGATGATAGTCTGCTAAAAAGTATAGAAAGAATGACGGATGATGAGTTTGATAAATTCTGGGATACAGAAGTTAAGCCAACATACCGTTAATCGTGGCCTACGTTATCGGCATTATCGCAGGGGTGCGTTACACCAATTCGCTAGACAGCGTGAAGTCTAATCGTATTAACAACTCAATGAGGGTATAGCAATATGGCTACATCAAATTGGGGTGTAAACGATGCGGAAGCCGTTAAACTCTGGTCTCGCAAGACCATGCATGAGGCGCTTAAAACCACCTATGCATCGCGTTTTATGGGGTCGGACAGCAATGCTTTGTGTCAGATAGTAGACGACACAAGCAAAAGCTCAGGAGACCGTGTACGGAATATACTTCGTATGCAGTTGACTGGTAGCGGTGTCCAAGGCGACAGCACCCTTGAAGGAAACGAAGAAGCTCTCGTGACCTACACTGACGACCTGCTGGTCGATCAACTACGTCATGCGGTAAGGTCAGGCGGTAAAATGTCTGAACAACGTGTGCCGTTCGAAGTGCGCGAAGAAGCTAGAATGGCTCTCACCGACTGGTGGGCCGACACTTACGACACTTGGTTCTTTAATCAACTGTCCGGCAATAGCGGAGTCAGTGATACTCGACTAACGGGTAACAACTCAGCTAGTGCGCCAGACTCAGGCCACCAGATTTTCGCTGGTGTGGCAACAGCCGAATCAAACCTATCAGCAAACTCTACACAGACATTCTCTCTGGCTGTGATAGACAAAGCTGTACTGGCGGCTCGAACCACTACACCTGTGATTAGACCCATTAACAATCAGCAAGAAGCTGGCAAACATCAATTCGTTATGTTCATAACGCCAGAACAACACTATGACTTGCGTCAATCGACCAGCGATGGTCAATATGGCGACATTCAGAAGTATGCTCTGGCGGCTAATGCATCCGAGAAGAATCCTCTTCTCAGTGGTGCAATAGGCGTATATAACGGAGTGGTCATGCATGAGACTTCCCGTATTTATACGGGGGCTGGGGCAAGCGGAACGGCTAACACCGTAGGCCGTGCTGTGCTTTGCGGAGCGCAAGCGGCGGTTATGGCGTTTGGTCGTGGCTACACCCAGAACCGTATGGAATGGGTCGAGGAAATGTTTGACTACGGCAACCAGTTAGGCGTATCGACGGGCTGTATCTGTGGACTTAAAAAGACACGATACAACTCGAAAGATTTTGCTACTATGGTTGTTTCATCTTCTCATAGTGATGCGGCTCGAAACGCATCGCAACGATAGGGGGGTAAGCAAAAATGGCACATTTAACTGCTGATGCAATGACCGCTGGCCCCGCTCCTGCCATTCACGCAGGGATAAACGCTCAGATCTGTAAATTCAGCATGGGGGCAACCTCTTCTGGATCACTGACTGTAAGCCTGACACCATTGCCCGCAGGGGCAGAAATTGTCGGGGTTAGGTCCGTGCAGTCTAATACGATTGGTACAGGCGGAGAGCTTATATCCGTATATGCGACGATTGGCGGAACCAAGGTCCAGAACTATATAACTAGTGCGGCTTCGGGTATCGTTGTCGAGCAAAATGGTCAGGAGATTGGACAAAGGTTAACAGCTAGTGCAAACGCTGTTTTCTCTTTGACTAATCAAGTGGGTACAGGGACAGCTTCCTGCGACTTCACGGTGATCATCGAGTATTTGACACAGAAACGAGGCGATTAAGGCGTAGCTGGCGGTGGGTTAATCCACCTGTCAGTTTTAGCCAAACCGTCGGTTATGTCGAAGGGGGGTGGCGAAAGTCACTCCCCACCTTTATAGAGGACAGGACTATATGGGTAAACTGATTGGCGAAGTTATGGAAGATCTGCAAGCGGCGCAAGTCGAGTGCAGTGAGAACAATGACTTTGAGAAACTACAGACCGTTATGGATGGCTACCAGCAATTACTGCTGGAAGCTCCACACGACCCCTACATCATATTTCAACTCGGTACAGCGCACCTACAGAAGCAAGAGTACGGCGTAGCGCTGGTCATCCTGCAACGGGTTCTTGACTACCTGCCGGATAACTCCCATGTGTGGAGTAACATCGGGTGCTGTTATCGCGCCATGCATATGCTTCCACAGGCAAGAGACTGTTTTATGAAGTCTCTGATGCTGGAGGAAAAGGCAGAAACCTACTCGAATCTTGCATCATCTTATGTCAATGAAGATGCGCCGGAGGAGGGATGGCCGTATGCCATTAAAGCGATGGAGCTAGAGCCTGACACAGCGAAGGCAAGATGGAACGCGAGCCTGCTACAGCTAGAGATGCGGAACTGGAAGGAAGGCTTTGCGCTGTACGATGCAGGGTTTTTCTGCGGTGAGCGCGGACTGAGAAGCTATAGCAATGATACGCCGGACAGCACGGACTGGTTTGACGGCAATCTGCAATCAGGCAAAACGCTGGCGCTCTGGGACGAGCAAGGGCTAGGGGATAGGCTATTAGCGGCAGGGTTGCTCCCAAAGCTCGAAAAAGCGAATCTTGACATCATCTTAGAATGTCATCCGAGGCTAGAGGCTATCTACAAGCGTTCTTTCCCGTGGATCAACAAGATATATCCGACAGCCAAGAAATCGTTTATCGAGTGGCCGAATGACCATCCGGTAGATCAGAAATCTGCGGTATTTAGCCTTGCTAAGCACTTCTGGAAAACAGAAGCGGATATGAGTACATGGTCTTATTTAAAGCCCAACCCAAAGCTACTCGAAATGTATCGCAAGCAGTTCGAGGCGCTTGGTCCGCCGCCCTACTATGGCCTTAGTTGGAAAGGTGGCGCACTGAAAACCAACACGCAATATCGGTCAATGAAGCTGGGCTGGTTCGAGAACGTGATAAAACGAGCGGGCGGAACGTGGATCTCTATGCAGTACCACGAGGATGCTAAAGAGAAAGTGGAACGGATGAGGGAGCAGACAGGGCTTCCGATATTCCATTGCGATGCGGCGCAGGAAATGGATTACGACCATACGCTGTCCGCTCTGGCGGCACTAGACCACACGATTACTTGCTGTAACACGGTAGTTCATACCTGTGGTGCGGCGGGTTTGAAATGCACGGTGCTTGTGCCAAAGAAACGGGCTTGGCGCTATCCGGCTGGCCCGTACTTTCCTTGGTATTCCGACGATATTGTCATGTTCCACCAGACCACAGATCAAGAGTGGAAAGAGGTTTTAGAGGTTTTAGGAGGGTCGCTCGAAAATGCGTACAATCATAATAGGTCACGGTCCGTCGATTCTAAGACAGAAACTCGGCAGTGAGATAGATCGCCACGATCAAATAATCAGGATGAAGCGCCATTCGGATTTGCCGAAGCTTCGCCCAGACTTGTACGGAAGCAGAACAGACGTAGTGGTGTCATCCATGACGCTTGGACGAGTAATCATGGACGCTTGGGAAGGCGTAAAAGACTTCTGGCTGTTTGACGATACCCGTACAGAAAATGACAGCGATAAAACATTACCGCAGGATGCTAACGTGTATTGCGATAGGGACGTATGTCGCTTCTGGCGCACTCAATATAGACGTTTGCGAAAAGACTATGTGAAGGCCGACAGTCAAAAGCTGATCGACGGCGTGTCCGACAACAAAGGACATTTGCACCCGTCTGCGGGAACCCATGCCATTTTGTATGCCATGCATAAAGCGAACCCAGAGGAGATACAACTACACGGGTTCGACAACATCCTTTCCGGCACTCACGACTGGTCGATTACACGGGGCCATGAGTATAAGGAATACCCAGACCACAACTGGCCCGCCGAGTCGCAGATGTTAGACCTACTGTGCAAGGTTTACGGATACCAGATGGAAAAAGGCGATACAGGGAGCGCTTTACTCAATGCAATTTAAGTTTGTAACGTCGATGAACCGCCGTATGTACGATGAATACGGCGAGATAATGATGGATACTTTTAGTCAGTTCTGGCCCGCAGGGGAGTTGCACGTTTACACGGAGGATGAGTTCTTCCCATACAATAATTCACGCATTGTCTACCATGACTTAATGAAGGTGGATGGCATACAGAATTTCCTCGATGGCGTGTCCCACTTTCCAATATTTCACGGGCTTGTCAACGAGACGATCCAGTATAAATATAACGTCAATGCTTTTTGCCGGAAGGTATACGCACAGATCGATGCGGCGAAGGACTACAGAGGCTATCTCTTCTGGATAGACACAGACATCAAGACGTTCAGGCACATCCCAGCGGTGAAGCTCGAAAACTGGATGAGCGGCAACTTCATGGCCGTTATGAGGCGTAAAACATGGCATCTATGCAGCTCTTTTGTCGGCTGGGATTGCGCCCATGCTTTTGCAGACGGCTGGTTCAAGCATTACAAGAATATGTACGACTCCGGCGGCATATTCATGTTAAGCCAGTGGGACGACGCATTTGTCCTAGAGAAGACGCTAGAGGATTTGGTAGGCGTTAATGACATAGCGGAGAATGTGACTGGTGAGGGGCCGTATAACGTGTTTGACGGGGTGTTTGACAAGTATGCGACACACGACAAAGGGCCAACGAAACACGCAGTCAGGTACATACATTTACTGGAAATCGTCAAACAGATGCAGCCGAAAAGAATACTGGAAGTCGGAACGTGGAACGGCGCGAGGGCAAGGCAAATGCTGGAGCTTAGTCCGAAGTCTGAGTATTTTGGGTTTGACCTGTTCGAGGAGGCGAACGACGAGACGGACAAGGCAGAGAAAAACGTGAAAAAACACTACAGTTTAGAAGAGGTGAAAGAGCGCCTAAACGATTTGAATGCAACTCTCTATCGCGGCGACAGCAAACAACAGCTAAAAAGATACCTGAAAGAGCATGGCGAAAATTCGGCAGACTGTGTTTTTATCGACGGCGGGCATAGCGTGGAAACCATAAAAAGCGACTACAAGTACGCGAAAAAGATAGTGCAGAAAGGCGGAATTGTCATTTTCGATGACTTCTATACGGAAATGCCGGAAGAAGAACTAAAACAGTATGGGGCGCAGGAAGTGCTGGAAGGCGAAGAATACTACCTGATGCCGACAAGGGACCATGTAAAGGGAGGAGGCAGAGTGCAAATGGCGGTAGTCCAATGTTAAAACAAGCAGACGTATACATCGGGTTTGACCCGTCAGAGTCGGTAGCGGCATCGGTGTTACAGCACTCGATCAGGGCGAGGTCATCTATTCCGGTGCGGGTCACGCTATTGATGCTGGACCAACTGAGAGAAATCCATAAGAGAGAAAGGCATCATTTGCAAAGTACGGAGTTCTCGTTTACCCGTTTTCTCACACCGTATCTGAATCGCTATTCGTCGCACTCGATATATATGGACTGCGATATGCTGATGTTAGCAGATATAGCGGACTTGTATAAAGAAGTGGAGCAAACCCATGCGCCCGTCAGCGTGGTCAAGCACGATTACAAGCCCGAAAACACGGTGAAAATGTTAGGCCAAAAACAAACGCAGTATGAGAAGAAGAACTGGTCATCGTTGATGGTATTCTGGGGTAAGCATTACGACTGCATGCACTTAACGCCAGAAGTCGTGGACGAGGAGACAGGGTTGCATCTGCATCAATTCGCGTGGGCCTCCGATGTTGGAGAAATAGATGGCAGGTGGAATCATCTGGTGGGGTACGATGAAAGACCACTTGAGGATATAGCTATGTTACACTGGACAGAGGGCGGTCCGTGGTGGGATCGTTACAGCAACGCTGAATATGCAGATATTTGGTTTGAAGAAAAAGAGAGGATGGAACAGAGCTACGAAAGACCCAAGGCGGTGACAGCATGACTGAAAATCAACCAACAGGTCGAAGACGTAGTATAATGGCTCAACGTGTTGTCGAGACAGGCGATGATAAAGTAGCTGAGACACCTAAAAAACCGAAGCGGAAGCGCCGCAGGAAACGAGGTAGCGATGGCGACACTATCAGAACTAGTCAACGAAGTCAGTGACGATTTAGCAAGAACAGATTTAACTGCTCAATGCTCGGACGCAGTGGTGATGGCGATACGCCATTATGACCACAAGCGCTGGTGGTTTAACGAGGCTTCGGCAACATTCACAACAACCGCATCTACTACGACCTACGCATTGCCGTCAGACTTTCGCGCAGTCGATTATGTGGAGGCACGGCTGACAGGCGATGAGTTTCAAGAGGTACAACCGCTAGACTTTCCGGCTATTAAAAAGATGCTGGAAGGCACATCGGTCACAGGATACCCAGAAGCGTATGCTATCCGCGACGAAAAGATGTGGTTAGCCTACACCCCAAACGATGCATATACGGTCAGGTTGTACTATTTGAGGTCGCTGTCTGAATTAACGGCAGGAGCTTCAAACGCTTGGACAACAGACTGTAAGGATTTAATTCGCGCTCACGCCAGCAGAACAGTTGCGACTAGGACGCTCCATGATGGCGAATTAGCGTCATTTATGTCAGCTATTGAACAGACAGAGCTAACACGTTTATTAGCCGAAAATGATAAGCGGGTGGCGACAAACTCCAAAGTAACGCCAGTTTATTGATATGGAATGGATGCAACTAAAATTTGGGGAATGGTTGCCAGATCAACCGGACTTTGAAAATTCTGGCGCTACGGTTGCAACGAACTGTTATGCAGGGGCTACATCTTACAAGCCGATAAAGTCTATAGAGGCATACAGTGACGAGATAGGGCTGGCTGGTGGTGACTTTATTCGCGGCGCGGTGTCGTGTAAGGACGCGACAAACACCGCACGAGTGTATGCGGGCGATGCCGGAAATATGTATCGCTTGTCGGCGCAGTCGTTCGATGCGATAGCAACAGGGTTTACTGGGACAGCAACTCAGAACGTATGGAATTTCGCGAACTACGGGCCGGAAAGACTGCTGGCTACCAATTTTATGAACGCGATCCAAAAGATTGTACATGGAACAAGCATCGGCGCATTAGGCGGAAGTCCTCCACGAGCAAAATACATACAGACGGTCAGAGACTTTGTGGTGTTAGGCTGGATCAATGACGGAACCGACAGGCCGAACCGAGTGCAGTGGTCTGGGTACAATGATTCGGAGTTCTGGGAAGCGGGAGACATTGCCAGACAGTCAGATTATCAGGACATATATGAAGGTGGCTGGATAACAGGGCTGGCCGAAACAGGCGGTAGTTGTTTGGTGATTCAGGAGGAAGCAGTCACCCTTATGCAGTACGTCGGTCCGCCACTGATATTCTCGTTTACCAGAATAGCAAATTCTGTAGGAAGCCGAACGCCGAGAAGCATTATTACGCACTCTGATAGAGTGTGGTGGTGGGGAACCAATGAAATCTGGGAATTTAGCGGCGGTCAGATTAAGCCGATAGCAGGGGAGAAGGTCGCAGACTTTTGGGCTAATGACTACGACGCAAGCTACCCAGAGAGAGTTAGCGTAGGCATAGATAGAACGCACAAACTAGTAATCTGGAGCTATCCCAGCAATACGGCTACTGGAGGACTTCCGAACCGTTTGTTGATCTATGCATGGGATACGGGAAGGTGGACAAAGGCAGAAGTCACGGGGGATACCATTTTTCATCATTTGAGCGCGGGCAAGACCTTAGAGGAAATGGATGAAATTAGCGACGATGTAGATACATCGACTTGGACGCTGAGTTTTGATCATTCGATCTGGAAAGGTGGCGACATTTCGCAGGGCATTTTCAAAAACAAAAAAATGCATCTTTTCAGCGGCTCCCCGATGGCCGCGACAATCGACACGCCAGAGTTCAAAGCGCCGACAGGAAAGACCATAGAGGTTATGGGCGCGAAGCCTTTACACGAGGGCGGGGATGCACAACTATCCATAGGCACTCGGTCTGTGCAAAGCGAGAGCGCGACGTATACAACGAACACCTCCGTTAATCGTTTCGGAGAGGTCAATTTACGCAAGTCTGGAAAGTTTGTGAGAGGCCGTATGCATTTGCAAGGAAGTTGGTCGCAGGCCATTGGCTTAGAGCTACAGGTCAGGGGTGCGGCAACAAGAAAGAGAAGCGCAGATGGTTGATACACTCGCTCCGGCAGGGCTATTAGCCCAGATGTCGACGGCGGCAACGTCAGGGCCGACTCTGGCCTATAGCGCCGTGCATCACAGCGAAATTAAACGAATGGTGGTGGTTAATACGAATCTTAGCGCTACGGCAGGACAATGTACGATTTACCACGCAGACAATGGAGAGGGCTTTTCAGCGGGAAATGCGCTAAGATTTGGACATAGCATTGCGGCTAAAACACACTTTGAGATTGTCGCAAACGATGATGGTAGTGGTATCAGTGTGAAAGCGGGAGGTAAAATCGGAGTGAACGCCACGACGAGCAGTATGACGTTATCCATTTACGGAACTACTAGGGCGGGTCGATAATGGCTGTGCCACTTGCCCCCATACCAGAAAATTTATCGCCTGCCATGCAAGCCGCTGTTCTCGCGGCGCGGAAAGAAGTCGCGGAAGGCCCTAGGAATCTTGCTCGAAGAGGAGTGAGAGAAGGGCTGGAAGGAAGAACAGGTGGCTATCCCAAATTAAATCTAAGCATGGATAGACCCACATATTATTGGGTTGAAAACCCAGCGATAATGGACCTTCGGAAAAATACCTATAATGCGAAGAATCTTCCGTATGCAACACATGGCATAGGTATCGCGAATTATGGCTGGAATAGAAACAATATCGACCGCTATGTGAAACTCGGCAGAGACAGAAAAAAGGCTGGGGACAAAAGCGGGGGCATGGCCGAGATATACGATGATATGCTGGTTTGGGCGAACAAGTACAAGCCCAAAAGCGGTCTTGCTAATTACTTGAAAACAGGCAAAGTTGGCAAGGGTTACGATGTTGACGATTTGTTAAGAGCCGCCGATTATGGGCTAAGGGAGACTGCCCGCCAACAGCAGACTAAGGGAAATTTCCTCAAGGATATGGTGCTGGGCAATATAGGTACGATTGCAGGCGCGGCGATGTTAGCGTTTCCAGCAACAGCGCCGTATGCAGTAGCCGCCGGAACGGTAGGCCAAGGAGTTCAAAGCGGGACAGGTTTTTTGAGACCCAGACAGGAAGCCGGATTGGGAGCAGGATTACGAGGCGCTTTGCAAGGCTACTCAACAACTAGCACGGTTGCGGGCTTACAGAACCAGTATCCGCAATTTTCACCAAAGGGACAAGGAGCGCCAGCGCAACGGGTTCCATTCGGGGGAGAATTGCCATCTGCTCTTCAGCCGTATGGCACACAGACAGGGGGGAGCATGAGCACAGCTCTAAACACGCAGGGGCCGCAAAAGATAGCAACAACAGCTATGGAGTACATGAAGAAATATGGGATGCCGTTGTCTGCGGCAATGCATTTAGCTCGATCCGTCGAAGAAGCAAAACTGGGAGCTATGCCAACATCAGAACGACTTGCGTTAGAAGGGAAAGCCCCATCGCCGCAATTTGACGGCGATAACCCAATGGCGGAATCTTTTGACATTCCCGACATCTGGAGTAATCGAGGCGCGGCAGGTGGTGCGGCGATCTCAGATGAGATTCCAGACGTGAATAACGATTTATATTACAATCAGTTAGCACATCAACTAGCGTTTGGAGGCCGTGGCCCAAGGCGGAAAAACCCGTTCTTATCGCCAGTGGTTCACGCCCCGCCTTTGGTGTTCCCACAGCTTAGTTAGAGGTCAAGTAAATGGCAAACGAAACAGTTACGCAGACAGGTTATTCAGCTCCGTGGTCCGCACAACAACCGTTTTTAACGACTGGGTTTGACCAAGCTTTAAAAGCGTTAAAGGCGGGCGGCCCGAAGGTTTGGGACCAGAGAGGATATACGCCGTTCAGCGCTCAAACGAATCAAGCGTTGGGCATGATGGAAAATTTAGCGACTCAGGGATCTCCTGTAGACCTTGCGAACCAGCAGTTGGCAGAGCGAACACTGCGAGGCGATTTTCTAACGCCGGACAGCAACCCATATTTGCAAGCATATTATGACCGTGCGGCGGAGAGCATACAGCCTAACATAGCAGCTATGTTTGGCACAGGAGGGCGGACAGGAAGCGGAGCGCAGGCGATGGCATTGGGTCGAGGTCTAGCAGATGCGGCAACGGGTATTTTCGGGGGAGCGTATGGCGACGAGAGAACCAGACAGATGCAGATGTCGCAGTTAGCGCCAACAATATCGGCACAACGATATGCGGACGCTCAGAGATTAATGGGTGTCGGTAGCGCGATTGAGCAACAGGCAAATTTGGCTTTGCAAGATAGAATGCGCCGTTTTTACGCAAAACAAAATAGGCCGGAGGCTGCGCTAAACCAGTACCTAGCTAGAATCACAGGTAATTATGGGGGCGCTCAGGCGCAGACAACTACATCGCCACTGTACCAACCTAGCGGCGGCCAGAGATTCCTTGGCGGAGCAATGATGGGCGCTTCTATGTTTCCGAACAATCCGTGGGCTGGCGCTCTGATGGGCGGCGCTGGCGGTTACTTACTAGGAGCGTAAAATGGCGAATCCATTAAATCCGTTCATGAGTGGGGTGCAGAACCTTTATACAGACGTGACAGGCGCTCTCATGGGCGCAGATTTACAAGGCGCTAGGGCGAACCCGATGTTTTATTTGGGCGGTCAGATTTTAGGCAGAGGAAAATCACGTTCACCACAGCCTTTGTTTAATATGCGAGACTTAGTTATGGCAGAAGCGCTTGCGGACCGCCAGAAAAAGCGACAGTTCTTTTCCGACTTAGCCCAAGAAGCAACAGAGCATGAAGATGCAAAGACGCAGTACGGCGCGGATCTTGACGAATATAAAAAACAGGTATACGGCGCAACAGCGCCCGTTGTTGAAAGCTATCAAGACATGGCTATGGACTTAGCACGGCAAGAATTACCAGCATACGAGTCACAACAAGCAGAAGTTCTTGACCGCCAATTAGAAGTGGGAAATATAACGCCAGAACAGCATACACATCTACTAACAGACCTTGTGCAAGATTATGCGCCTCCAACAAATGACCTTGCCATGATAAGAGACTTAAGCCTAGCAAGAGAGGGAATGGAGCCACCAGTAGCGCCAGTAAACCCCCTTAGTAGAGAGAATTTAACGAGAAAATTGTTGACGAGCGGGGAAGGGTCGTTACAACAACTCGGTTTGGCAGAGACCTTTAAACCTCCGACCTATATGAACGTGGGATGGGGCGACACGGTTATTAACACCCGAACTGGAGAGCCTCTTGATTTGAGTGCGTTAGAAGGGGTGCAAGGCGGGCAAAAACCGACGCAGTTGTGGACAAGCGGAGAAAAACAGGCGCTGGCGGGAGGCTTTTCGTACGGAACGCCGGAATTTAACAAAGAGGCTCGTAGGATTGATTCTGGCCTTTTAACCCAAGAAGCTCTAGAGCAGAAAAAAGAAATAGCGGAAGTAAAAGCTATACGAATGTTCGAAAGCCCATTTGTAGCAGGAGGCGCAAAAAGATTTTTTGAAGTTCAAGCAGAAGCAAGTTCAGCAGTGAGCTTGGTCAATTCCCATCAAATAATGGAGGATCTTTTAGAAGACGGCATATTTACAGGGAAAGCGGCAAATTTACAACTAGGGTGGAAAGCTTATCTGCAAGACTTGGGCTTTACTGAAGCACAATTAAACGACCCTGTTGCAAACACCGAAGCGTTTATGGCGGCAGTAGTCGGGCCGACAGCAGAAGTAATTAAGGCGTTTGGTGCTGGCACAGGATTGTCAGATGCAGATAGAGAGTTTGCGCTAAGAGGAGTTGGCGGAACTATAAAACTAACTGAAGCAGGCATAAGAAGAATAATAAAAATAAATAAAAAAATAGCGGCGTTTAAAGTGCGTAGATTCAAGAGCATGAATAAAATGTTGCCGGAAAATGTAAAAGATAAAATGTTGCGATTTGAAGAAGCGTTTGTTATAGAAAATCCAACGGCGGCAGAAATAAAAGCGATGCCAATAGGGATGCCATATATCAAAAACGATATGCTAGAGATAAAACGCATAGATACTACAGCTTTTCCGTAACAGTTTATAGAGAGAAAAAATGACTACCTTGACAACAAACCCAGACGGTTCATCAGTATTAGATATAACGTATGGGCCGCTCGCAGGACAATCAAAAACCTATTCGGCAGATGATTTACAAATGGCGACAAACTGGCTGGAGGCGTATAAAAACGATCATGGTAGGCAAGACCCAGTACAAACTGATGCATTGATCATCAAACAGCGCCAAAAAGCGCCTATATTTGATGATCAATATAAAAATATGTTGGGGGCAGGGCAAATTGCTACGATGTCGTTATCCCGCGATCCAAATGCAAAAGCATCGTATATAGCGCAGGAATTAGGATTGCCCGTAAACCGCATAGATTTTTTTGACGATTTACCTGTTTATATAGATGACGAAGGAAAGCAGTTTTCGTTAGCGCCGGAGTGGAGTTTTTCGCCAAGCGACATATTAAAAAGGTCAGCGTTTTTAGCGGGCGATATCCCTGTAATGACGGGGGCGATAGGCGGGGCGGCTGTCCCAGCCCCTGTTAACCCTCTTTTAAAAAGCGCGGCGGGAACTGCGGCAGGGGAAGCGGTTAGGCAGGGGATGGCTGGCGCTTTGGTCGGTGAAGAACTGTCATTGGAAGATAGGGCCAAATATCAAGGAATAGAACAGGCGTTGAATCTCGGCGGAGAGGTGGTAGGAGACCTGACTTCGCGCTTATTGGGAAGACACGTTCCTGTGAATATGTTTGCCAGAGAGTTGTCTGATCGCCGTCTCGCAGAATATAACGAATTATTGGATAAAGCGCGAAGACACGGCATTGATTTTATATCCCCAGCGGAAGGCACTCGACTCAAAACATTTGCCGCGCTAGAACAAGTGTTACAGCGTCAGCCCGTTTCGGCGGAAACGATAGAGAATGTTTTGGAGATCAGAAACGATCAAATCGCCGATGCGGTTATGAAATTCATTCGACTGCTGTCGCCAGATACGGGTAGTCTGATAGAAGCTGGGGCGAAGGCAAGAAACGCCGCAAGCCAAGCAATGGAAGCGCAACTAAAAATAATACAAGACGAAGCAAGCCCAATTTATCAAGAAGCGTTTGGCATGGGCACACAAGTAGACGTGACTAAAACACTGGCAAAAATAGCGAGTTTGCGCCGTGTTTCGCCAGAAGGGGGCAGTCTAAGGCCGCAACTGGAAGCGCTAAAAAACCAATTAGAGCGGAGACGAACCACCTTGCCGTCAGGTCAAAAAGTTAGGGCAAGGAACCTAAGAACAGTGCATCATGTAAAGCTGGAAATGGACAGAATCTTAACGGCGTTAAATGTTTCTGGAGAGAGTTTGAGCCAAGCCCAAAAGGTACACATTCAGGAAATAAAGACATCGCTTTTGAACGACATTAGAAAAAACAGCATCGGAGATAGAGGAAAAAAGGCGGGGGAATTGTATGAAGCGGCAAGGAGCATTTATGAAGAGGGGATGCCAGCAGTAACGCAACTAGAAGCCAGCCTTGTCAATGTCATTGCCGATAAGAGCGAAATCAGTTTGCACAAAATAGCGGACACTATTTTTAATCCGTCAATGATAGATCCGAAATCAATGGAGCAAGTAAAGAAGGCGATACTAACGCACGATCCGCAAGCGTGGACTGCGCTAATTGGCACTTACTTACAACAGCAATTTGCTAGACAAACAGAAGCGGCAACAGGAAACATTTTAGAGGGCGCAAAATTTAGAAAAGCGGTATTCGGAAGCAGAGCAAAACGTGAGATGTGGAAAGAGGCTTTAGAGCCAGAACAATACAAAGTGATGTCTGAGTTAATGGATGTTCTGGCGGCGACAGGAAAAGTGTTTGCTTCTAACCCATCAATAACAGAGTTTGCGAGAGACGTAAAGGAAACGGTGCTTAAAGATGGCGGCGGACTGTCCAAAGTGTTTTTAATAGCCGCGCCTCATGTTTGGGGGACAAGAACTAAAGACTGGCTGGATCAGCTAGGTACTGAAAAAATCACAAGGCGGCTAGCGGAAATAATCACAGATCCAGATGCGATAGAAGAATTAAAAAAATTCAAATTACTGGGCAGCAAGGACACAAGGCGAATAATAAACTTTTTAAAATTATTAGGCGTTCCCCATGTGAGAGACTATGCGAACCCATTGATTGCGCCAGAAAGAGGGGCGCATGAAAGAGACGACATACCGCCAATGATGCCGACAACAGACCAGAACCGAAGATGGCCGGAAGGCGCGACGGATATAGAAACACCCAAATTATTGGATATGTTTGGAAGGAAATGACATGAGCGAAATTAACAGATACGGAATTTCAGGTGGCGCGGCGGTACAGGTCGCATCGGGTTATTTTCCAGAGGGACAAAGCCCAAGCAGTCTAAATGACGGGGTTCGAGCGGTCATGGCAGATGTCCGTCGTTACGTTCAGCAGATCACGCCAGAGATCACGGCAACATATTCTGAGGGCGATTATGCCCTAACACTTGCAAGAGACTTGAGTGCTGGCGAACTGACGCAGGGGTTTACCACAGCTTTCATTGCAATTTCCACCAATTCTGCAAGCGCAACGCTGAACATCAATTCTTTAGGCGCGAAGCAGTTGAGAGACAGCGTGGGGAATCCACTGTCGGGCGAAGAGATACAGCGTTACCAGCCTGTGAATGTGGTGTACGACAAAGAACGAGACAGCTTTAACGTCACTGACCAGTTAATGAAATTTAACGGAATCCCGACTTTTCCTGCGGGGACCATAGTCGCAGATGATATTACCACGGGAGATGCGGCGGTTACGATTGCGACAACTTCTGGAAACATCACCGTAGAAAATCATGCTTCAGATGCAGATATTTTGTTTAAAGGGAACGACGACGGTTCTGTGATCACGGCTTTGCAACTCGATATGTCCGATGCAGGGAGGCTGCACACCAACGGCGGTTTGAATGTTGCAACAAATGTGCGGCTCGGTGACGGAAACGACGGGACGACATTCAATCACTATTTCGGAAATTGCAATGTCCGGCTCGGTCAAAATTCGAGCGGAACAGACCTCGACATGAATGGTCAGGGTTTATTTATTTTTGACGATCAAGGATCGGCAGGGACAACCTTCACAGCCATAAAAGTCTACAACGCTTCCGGCGGATACCCGATTTGGCAAAACAAATTGAGCGGAACTATAAAATCCGAGATTGAATCCAATGGCGATTTTCATAGTGCCACAAACGCATTTGGAGGCACGTCTGATTTGAATTTGAAAGAAAATATCGTTGATTCGGGCAGTCAGTGGACGGATATAAAAAACATACGAGTTCGTAAGTTTTCTTTCAAAGAAGATAATTTAGATGCGCCAAATATGATAGGGGTCATTGCTCAAGAGTTGGAAGCGGCTGGTATGGGCAAGCTCGTCAAAACACACCTTGAAACCAATCCTGACGCAGACGGAAAGGATGCTCCGGTTTTGGATAGCGACGGCAATCAGAAATCTTACAAAAGCGCGAAGTATTCTATTATTCACATGAAGGCTCTGAAGGCGTTGCAGGAAGCGATGGCAAGAATCGAAACGCTCGAAACCAAAGTTGCGGCTCTTGAAGGATGACCCCAGCCGAGAAAAGTTTGTTTGAAATCGAGGCGCATCAAAAGCTGTGCGAGCAACGCTATAAAGAAATAGAGCGAAGACTGGATGAAGGCTCGGCAAAATTCAGAAGGCTTGAAATGTTAATCTGGGGTATCTACCCTTTTATTGTGACAATTTTTTTAGGGCTTCTTTTCAACCAATAACTGACAGGATTGGAGGCATCGTTGTTAGAATTGGTTGCTGCTGTCAGTGCGGCTTCTACTGCCTTCAATACCATCAAAAAAATGGTAGCGACAGGTCGAGAGATTCACGATGTCGGGACACAGATCGCGGAGTGGTATGGGCATATCGCTGACGCTACCGAAGGCATAAGAGAAGCGAACGATCCTCCCCTTCACAAAAAACTGCTAGGCAATCCAGAGCAAATGGCTGTGCAAGCTCTTGTGCAGAAAAAAAAGGTAGAAGAACAACGCAAGCAACTGCGCGAATTGATCATGGTTGTGTACGGCAAGGAGGCTTGGCTTGAACTTCGGCAGATGGAAAAGGACATTCGCAAAGCGAAAGAAAAAGCGGAGTACGCATCGCGGAGAAGAGCAGAAAAATTTAAGGCCGCAATCGTCGCGGCGGTTATTTTGGCAGTGGGAATCTCTGTGATCTTTGGCACAGTGTTTTTGGTTTTTTGAGTGAAGCTTGTATATCTCTTAGTTGTTCTCTCAAACAACGAACCCATAAGACAAGACCCTATCTACTTCGCAAGGCTCGGCAGTTGTACTGCCACTGCGCGAAGACTGAACTACCAAGGCCGAAAATATTACGACTATCGCAGGAGACCAGTGAAGGCTCACTGCGAACCAAGATGGGTGCGACAAAACATTCCGACCTTCTAAAAAGTTTTTTCAAAAAAGACTTGTCATATCATTCCAGATGATTTACTATCTCATCTCGACCTAAGAAAACGACCAATTTTTAAGGAGACGACCATGACGAAGCAAGTAATCATCGCTGAAAAAGAAATAAAGCACATAGACGGAGAGGGCAGACCTTACACACGCAGGATCATTGTAGTAGCTGACCCAAAACGCGCTGGGCTACTCAAAACAACAGAAGTTTCGACCGATGACTTCAACCGCGACGGTACGCCACGAAGCTGGAGTCATCTCTACGGCAAAAAGAACCAGCAGAAAATCAGAGAGATTATCGACAGCACGAAATAGGCCTGACCAAAACCGGAGGGCTTCGGCCCTCCTTTCACCGACCAAAAAAGGAGACGACAATGGATTATATTTATGATGATGGTGGCCGCGCCGATGCGGGATTCAAAGGCCAAGCCGGAGATTGCGTATGTCGTTCGATAGCGATTGCCGCAAAACTCCCGTATCAGCAAGTGTATGACCGACTCGCTGAGGGAAACGCAACGCAACGCAGATCGAAGCACGCTGCAAAACGATCTCGTAGTGCAAGCAATGGAATCTTCACCACGCGAAAATGGTTCAAGGATTACATGTCCGAACTGGGTTTTGTTTGGACGGCGACCATGCAAATAGGGAGTGGTTGTCAGGTTCATCTGCGGGCCGACGAGTTACCAAGCGGACGATTGGTTTGCAATGTGTCTAAACATTCCGTAGCGGTTATAGATGGCGTGATCCACGACACGTTTGATTCAAGTCGCGACGGTACTCGTTGCGTGTACGGATACTGGAAACTTTCTTAACTAGACGGAGGGCTTCGGCCCTCCCTTAACCGACCAAATTGTAGGAGACGAAAATGGAGAAAATACTACTCGACGGCGAGTCCAATCTGGACATCCGTGAGGCTACGGCAGGCTCACTTTTGAACAACAAATATCCGTACCTTTACGACATCTATTCGGACCATCTGCATTTGTGGTTGCCGAAAAAAATATCGTTTTTAGATTTTGAGAAAGCGTTAGAAAATCAGAGAGAGGTAGAACACTTCACAACAATTTCATGGACCTATATGCCAATGGAGATCAGAGATGAAAAATAGAATTTATTTATTTCGAATCGTTACCGAGTGTGTGACGGTGAATTTTGATAGTGATGGTTTTGATGGAGATGAAGATGGAGCCATCAGAGATATCATGGCCAAGCTTGGAGAAGATTACGTCGCAGCGCTGCACGGGGTCGATCTCGAAATAGATGACTCAGGGTGGAGTTGGACTGGCGCAATTCATGATGAAGGCGATGATGAGTTGGAGCATCCGATTTTCATTGCAGATGAAATGGAAGATGCAGATGATTTAGAAGAAGAGGAAGAAGAGGAAGAAGAAAATGTATGAAGATGAACCGATGACAGGTGGATATCAGAACGGTGGCGTTCCCGCGCCATACATTCCAGAAAACAAAACAGATTTGTCGCAGGTGAACGCAGAACTTTTTGCGGCGATGGCGAAAGCTCGAAAGTCGTTTGAGAAAACAGTGCCTGATAAGGACAATCCGTTTTTTTCCAGTGCGTACGTTTCGTTAGCAGGAATCCAAGATGCGACAGTCGAAGCGCTGTCTGCAAACGGGCTAGGGATCATGCAGTTCCCTACCACATCTGAGAACTGCATCACCGTCAAGACTATTTTGTATCACGCAAGCGGAGCTTGTATTGAGTCCGTGATCTCTATTCCAGAAAACACCATGCAGAAAAAAGGTGTACTGGGAGTGCAGGAGATAGCGGGCGGCTTTACCTATCTGAAACGCTACGCACAAGAGGCGCTGTTAAACGTATCGAAAATGGAAGACGACGACGATGGAAATTCTTTGCAAAGGGGTGGAACAATTTATGCGAACAAAAATAATGAGAAAGTTGGCCCTGCAAAGAAAACTGCGCCGAACAAAGAGCAGAAGTCTGAGGGAGCGAAAGCGAGTAATCCGCCAACTAAAAACCCAAATTCTTTTAATCCAAAGCAAGCTAATTTTCGAAAGCTGGAAGAGATGGTTAAGAAATTGGTGGAGGTCGAAGATTCACGGAAACTCAAGGACGAGTTAGAGAAATTTAACGAGCAAGCGAAGAGTTACAAAAAACACCACGGGGGTAATGAGGTGGACGACAAGAAGATTGATGAGTGGAGAGCGGTGTCTGCCCGCATGAAAGTGAAACTCGAAAGGATGGCTCTTGATGCTTCTTGAAATCAAATGTCCGATGAAAGGAAAGGATAGCGATCTGTGGGAGCAGGTCGCTTCGGACAACATCCCCGACCACTACATGGCGCAGGTTCAGCATCAACTGATGGTGATGAAAAGTTACTTCGATGGGGAAGGAATAATTCACAATGTTGTGCAAGGCTCAAACGAGTGGAAGGAGTTGCGACGGAATTTGAAGATGGCAAGTGAAAGCCCAGCCGTATTAAATATTTCTCCTTTTCAAACGCCAGCAGAGCTGATGAAAATAAAGCAGGGAGAAGAAGAGGTCGTTGCAAACTTTGCAATGAAGAGAGGCTCTCGACTTGAGCCGATAGCAAGGTCGTTTGTTGAAGAAAAGTACGAGCGTCTGTTTAGTCCGGCTGTGGTGGAAGGCAAAGATTTATTCGGCGCATCCCTTGACGGCTGGGATGGAGGTAACGACCTAGTGTGCAGATTTTCTGTTTACTGCGAGTCTGGTGATTCGATAGAACTGGATGTGGAGTATGACGAGTTCTGGGTTTTGCAGATCAAGCGCGAATGGCAAAGCTTCTGGAGTTCCTATCTGGAAGGCGAGGAGTTGGAGGAAGAGACGCACGAGTTGATGGTTGGCGATGACTGGTTGCAGGTGGCGGAGGTCTGGCAAACGAAAAAGGCCGAGCTTGCGGAGCAGAAAAAAATAATGGAGGGAATCGAAAAACAGCTTAAAGCGGCGGAAGAATTGATGTCCGGCATGAGTGAAAAAAACGCTAGGGGCGCTGGCGTACAGATGACGAGATTTACAAGAAAAGGAAGAGTGGACTACAACAAATTTTTTAAGGAGAAAAAAGAAGAACTAGAAAAAGCAGGGATCACGGTAGACCTAGATGAATACCGTGGGGAAACAACACAACAAGTTAAATTCACAAAGGAGAATCAATGATCATCAAGGATCTAGTAGCTCGAAACGGGAGCTACACAAATAAGAATGGCGAAGAAAAAAAGCGCTATGTCAAAGTAGGCAATCTTCACGAGAACGATGACGGAGGTCAATACATTACGCTGTTCTCTCATATCAATCTCGCTGGAATCGAGAGGCAGGAAGGCAGGGATTCCATAACCGTGTCGATGTTCGACCGAAGGGAGAGTTTAGATGGAGCTTTCTGAAGAAGAGAAAAAAGCGATAGCGAGGGAAGTCGATGCGAACTACACGCGAAAGCGTAGGGCTGAGAAAAAAGAACGGGGATGGCAACCCCTCTGGCTTGAGGTCCACGACGAGGACAGGGTTGCTATAAAGCGATATGCCAAGCGATTGAAAGACAGGAGGCTCAACGATGTATCCACAGACGGCTGAAGTGTTAGCGATGCTTAGAAAAGGCCCAGTGTCAAACAAAGACGCATACCCCAAAGGGATATACCGTCTTGGCGCTAGGGTCTATGACCTGAGAAAAATGGGTTTTGACATCAAGACGGTGAATAGAACAGGGAGGAACAAACGTAACAGAAAAGTATCGTGGGCCTCCTATGTGCTGGTCTCGTCGCCGTGAACAAGCTGAGCCGGAGAGAGGAGCGCCCGTGGGGTCATTTCAAAAATATCGCGGGCGGCTCTCGATGGAAGGTCAAGCTCATCACTGTGAAACCAAAACAGGCTTTGAGTTTACAATCGCACAAGAATCGGTCTGAGCACTGGACGATTGTATGCGGGAAAGCCACTGTAACGCTCTCTGACGAACGCCACTACTTGTCCGAAGGGCAATCTATCTTCATTGTCAAAAACGCCGTACACAGGCTTCAGAATGACACTGATGATGATTTGATGGTTGTAGAGGTACAGACAGGGAATTGCAGTGAGTCAGACATCACTCGTTACGATGATAAATACGGAAGATAAAAAAAGGGGGGGATGTGCTTCCCCCCAAGGGTCAGTTGAGGTAAATTTAAAAGCGAGGGTGGAAAACCACCCCCGCATCACTTCGGAGACGAAATGATCGTCAAGGCTCGACCAAAAGCCTTGGTAAAAATAGCGGCGTTGCGAGGGCCGTCGCTACCCCTACAGTCGAGATTATACTCCTCTGTAGATTAAAAACAAAGCCGCGCCGGACTCCCCCCGCTAGCATGGGACTTGTTTGTGGTCGCTGGGAAGAAAAGCAAACACAAAAAGAGAGGAATTATGGACCTACCCCTGTCCCCCTCGACGGTGAAGGCTCGAAAGAGCTTTTTCATACGGAAGAACTACCGGAGTCTTTTTGAGGCTTTTTGAAAGTAGGCTAGGAGAAATAAGCCTAATACCCTTTCACCGGAAAGTGGGGGAACTATGTCTAAAGGAGAGGTAAATGGAAATTGACAAAGAATTGTTAGAGGATTTTGAGAGTCACCGGAAAGAGATAAAAAAGCCTTTGACCGAGAGGGCTAAGAAAATACTGATCAAAAAACTGAAGGCTTTGTCCTCGGAAGGCTACGATGTGAATATTCTGTTAGAGGATGCAATCATAAACGGATGGCAGTCGGTATGGCCGAATGAGAATGCGAAAAGAAAAATACGACCTGCAAGCCATAAAGTTGGGGGTCTCAAGGTCATCGTGAATAGCGTGGACCGTGAGGGTGGTAAAAAACATTTAGGCGAATTGCTGACGAGGTTTAGAAAAAATGGCTAGTGCGTTGACAAGTTTGGTCGGGCATATGTTAGATGCCGACAAGATAAAAATGAAAGAGGCGAAAGCGAAGTGGATCGACTCTAAGAAAAAAGAGACTTACGCGACAAGGTGCTACTCGTTGCTCGAAGAGAAAGGGCCGATGACCCCAGATGAATGTGTAAAATATTTTGAGAAAAATCCGTTCCGAAACAAGGATGAAAAGTTGTTGGTGCGGCAGGCGTTAGCGAAGCTCGCAACGCGAGGAGTGATCAGAAAACTAGGCCACGGGTTGTACGATGTCGAGCGCTCGTAAATTCATATTGCGTTCAGGCGCGATCAAGGCTCGGTGTCTTGAGATAATTCAGTCGTTACCGGAGAAACCGATTTACGAAATCTCGATTAAGAAACACGTTAAAGGAGGAAGCACGGAGAGCAAAAATTTCTACCGTCTTTGCGTCAGGATTATTGCAAACGAATTGGGATACGACCCCGAAGAGATGCATCAGGCGCTCAAGAAAATGTATTTGAGTCCGAAAATCGTGAACATCAACGGCAGGGACGTTGAGATAACGCCTAGCACGACGGAGATGAATCAAGAAGAGGTTTCAGCATACACTGATAGAGTTTTACAATTTGCGGCAGAGCAGGGGATAGAAATTGGCAGGAATTAAAATCACAGCAGCAGACAAATGGTTCAGCCTCGCGATACGCGAAGCTAATAACTGGGTCTGTGAATCGTCAGGGGTGATCGATGAGCTTGGGCGGAGCCAAGGTTCGAGCAGAGGAATGGAGTGCTGTCACATTTTCGGGAGACGCTCTCGGAATACAAGATGGTATCCTCTAAATGCTTTTTGTCTGACGACAGCACAACACTTTTACTTCACTGAAAGGCCGTTGGAGTTTACGGATTTTGTAAAACAAAAACTCGGTGACGGCGCTTACGAAATATTGCTAGAGCGCTCCCGTGATGTTTATATAAAATACACAAAGGAGGAGCGCGACAAGATAATCCCTAAACACTACCGAGATGAGTATCGCCGGATGCGAGCGTTAAGGAAGGAAGGAGAGGCAGGGCCGATCAAGTTGATTAGCTATGACTGAGAAAATCGACCAAGATCGTCTGGACGAGTTGTATAATCTGGAGGTGAGGCGCAGGGAGAAGGAAGGCGAAACATTGTTGAAGTTTGTGTCTACGAAAGCGCTGGAAAAAGAGTTGCGGCGCAGGACTAAAAAAGCGAGTACAATCGAAAAATGGCCGACACAGCAAAATTTTTCACTAGAGCCGAATTGAGTTGTTCGCACTGCGGCAAGTGCGAAATGGACCAGTCATTTCTGGACTTGATAGACAGGCTTCGAACTGCTTACGACAAACCAATGTCGCTAAGCTCAGCGTACAGATGCGTAGAGCATCCCGTAGAAGTGAAGAAAAACAAAAGAGGCACACACACCTATGGCCGAGCAGTGGATGTCCGTGTCAGCACTGGTGAGGCGTTCAAGCTGTTAGAAATTATTTTAACACTGCCATTTTCTGGTGTGGGCTTCAGCCAAAAGGGAGACCACAGCACAAGGTTCATTCACATTGATGACCTGACAGGTCCAGACTTTGTGAGGCCGACAATTTGGAGCTATTGAAAATGGACGACTTAAACCCAAAAGAGTTAATAAAAAAATTCGATCTCGACGGCTCCGGCACTGTCAGCCAAGACGAGGTGGAGCTGAGTAAGAGTTTAATTGAGTTGTCTCTGCGCGAAGAGAAAAGCCACAGCCACAGAAGGATGGCGTGGGTTGCTGTGGTTTCTATGTGTGTGTTTGCGTTGCTACCACTACTTCCTTTCATCCCAGACAGTCGAGTGTCAACTCTTGAAGGCATATCTGACATCTTGTTTTTATCGCAAGCTTCTATTGTTGGGATGTACTTCGGGAGTTCGAGTTATATGAGCAAGAAGGGGTAGGTCATGTTTCAAATGTTGATAGGCCCGATAGCGAATCTTGCATCCACGTTTATGGAAAGCAAGGTAGAGAAAACGAAGGCGAAAGCTAAAGCGCAGATCGCCAAAGCCGAAGCGGAAGCGGAAGTAATGAAGGTAGCCGCGACGCATGAGGCAGGCTGGGAAAAGATTATGGCGGAGGCCAGTAAGGATAGCTGGAAAGACGAAGCGTGGACCATTTTATTTATAGCCATAATCGCAGCATCGTTTTTTCCGTGGGCTAGACCTTACATCGCTGAAGGATTCGCGGCGCTGGAGACTGCGCCTGCGTGGTTCACTTACAGCGTTTATGCGAGCATCGCCGCAAGCTTTGGTTTACGAGGGATAAAAGGATTCAAGAAATGATAGACCTGATCCAAGTTGTAATGGTGGGGGCGATAGCTTGGGCGGCCTATGAGAATTTCACAGGGAGACGCGACCATGATAAAGACACACCTAAAAGCAAACAAAAGGCAAAGACTGCAAAGACTCAAAGTGCATCTAGCGGAACTGGTGGACGCACTGATATACCTCGTAAGCGCAACGCTCCTAGTCGGAAAGCTAAAAGCAAAACTGACGCGACAGGGTAAAACCGATTTTATAGACGACTGATTGCAAAATAAATGTAAATAAATTCGCTTGGATGAAAAAAAAGACTTGCAGGGACTTGTCATATAGATTATTATTCAATCTCACTTGACGGATGACCAAATTTTAAGGAGACGAACATGAGCAAAGCAAAAAGAAAAAGATTTGTGAAGGTTGCAGAATTGCGGGTCAATCGCGTTCTCGGATATTTCAGATTGATCGGGAACCTATCCAACAAAAACAACTACTCCTATACAGATGACGATGTTTTGAAGATACGCACTGCTCTGCAATTTAAGCTCGATGAAACAATGGAGAGATTGGAAGGCCGAGTGCAGAAAACTGAAACTTTTAAACTTGAAGGAGATGATGATGAAATTGCATGACCTTGATGACAAAACGAAAGCGATGGTGCTGAAAGACAACCCCACCGTGGCAATGGAGTTGAAAGAAGAAGAGCGCAAGAAACGCCAAGCTACTCGGTTCAACGCAGATGACGAGCGTACCTACGCGATCATGATGTTGAATGTCGTAGCGAAGCTCACCAAAAGTCAGCGGGCAAGAGTGCTACGACGAGCTTGCAAGATGAATGAAAATTAACCAGAACGGGGGGGCTTCGACCCCCCATAAACCAAATAAAATATTTTCAATAAAACGCTTGCCAAGACAAGTCGGATAGATTACTATTAGTTTTCACTTAGACAACAACGACCAAACGGAGACGACTAACGATGAATAAAGATTCCCGATTCGGCTTAACGCCCGAGGAAACCAAAGGCTTGCTACTGTCGGTGGGGCAACGAGGTATGCGAACGCTATCACCCGTTGAAGTCGGAAGGCTTTTTGAAAAAATGAGAAAAAACGGCGCCAGTAAAAAGGATTGTGCAAGACTTGTTCACCTCGAGGGAGAGGACATGATTGACAAGTATTGCCGCTTGAAAAATCTTCCAGAAGATTTAGTTCAGGATGTGGGTTTTAGGGAACAAAATAGCAAGCTCGTCTTTTCAGTCGCAACTGAAATTGCACGCCTAGCGAACAAGAAGCGCTTCCCACAATTAGACAATGAAAGGGAGATGCAAGAGCTCGTATCGCTAGGGTTAGCTGGACATTTAACCGGACCAAAGACCCGTGAAATCTTGCAGCTAAGACAAAAAAATTTCCATCAAAGCCTTCAAGAATCGGTAGAACAAGTTTTTAAATCACGAAAGAAATCTATGGAACGCCGCATTGCTGTGGGACAAATAATGGGCCAAGCATTACGAGAATCGTTAAAGGAGCTGACACAACTAGAGCGAGACAAACGAGGTGCCATCGCACTTCGGAACTTAAACATTCTCAACTTGTCGGGGGTTTCCGTTGGCACGAAAAAGTTCACATTGATCGCCGATGGAGCTGCTATCCAGACAATTGACAGATTACCTGAGAACTTCGAGACCATTTTTTCAGAACAACTGAACGGAGACGACTAACATGGCTAAATCAGCAAAAGAAACTTACGAAGAAATCACCAATACCATTCTAGCCCACATGGAAGAGGCTCAAGAAAAGGGAACGCAGTTTACGTTGCCCTTCGCGCAAGCTGGCGGGTTAGCGGTAAACGCTGAGACCAAAAAACCGTATCAGGGGATCAACCAGTTAATCTTGGGACTGCACGGCCAACGCTACTACGGAACTTACAGAACTTGGCAACGTCTTGACGCGCAAGTACGCAAGGATGAGAAAGGGATAGTCATAACGAAATTCGATATGATTAAAGAAAAGAATCCAGAAGATCCGGCGAACCCGCAGTATTTTCCTTTGCTGAAACGTCATGTGGTTTTCGGCGCGGACCAAGTGGACGGCTGGGATGCTCCGGCGGAAGAAACCGATAGCGTAGCTACCGAGCAGGAAGTCAACGAGAATGTAGAAAGCTGGGTTGCAGACACCAAGGCGGACATCTGCCATAGCCCATCTGCGAGAGCTTACTATCAGCCAAGCTTGGATGCTATCCATATGCCAAACAGAGAGTTGTTTCGCGCCACAGCTACATCGAGCGCGACAGAGACTTACTACTCGACTCTACTGCACGAGCTAACCCACTGGACTGGTTCTGCGAAGCGATTGAACAGACTCAAGGATAGTCGCTTTGGGGACAAGGATTATGCGCTGGAGGAGTTAGTAGCAGAGTTAGGCGCGGCGTATCTATGTGCAGGTCTGGGTGTTTCGGTTGCTGTTAGAGAGGACCACGCCCATTACCTCAATAGCTGGATCAAAGCCTTGAAGAATGACAAGAAGGCTATCTTCAAAGCGGCGAGCGCGGCCCAGAAAGCCGTTAACTGGCTAAACGATGCTGTGGACAACGAAAGGAAAGAGGAGGCCGCATAGCGGCTCCTTGGAGGCAATAATGAGAGATACATTGAAAATATTATGCAAGAAGCTCGACGCAGAACGACCAGAGGATGTATTGCCGGAAGACGAGCAGGATCTTTTAGAGGCGTATCTGTACGAGAACGGGTGGCTGGCAGTCATCCCTGACGAGCGAGAGCATGAAACAGGCAAAGATTATGATGCTCGTGTAGATCAGCACAGGGAGGCCGCAGAGCGTTTGTTTTGCGAGGCTATGGCGGAAGGTACGAAAGAGTCCGCTATTCGCTATGTGGAGTTTCTCAGGGCTACTGTGATGGAGAATTACACGCAGAAGCTAGAGTATTATCTGGACGGCGCTAACAATTATAAGTTTCTTACGGAAAGCTGGTTCGAGTCCGCGAATGTGTTATGGGAAAAGGAGCAATTATAAGTGTCTGTCATGTTTGTCATAGAGTATGACATACGCAAGTGATTGTTAATAAAGGAAATAAAAAAGTTGTGACAAACGTTGTGACATAAGATCCAATATGTTATGGAACAAAAAACAATAAAGGGGAGTGGGACTCCACCGAGGGAAGCGACATTGAGATAATTGCAGTTATCTGATGCGGTGCACTTCACCTCAAAAACTGTGTACGACCACGCAGTATTTACCTGACCTCCTGTGCGTTGCGGCCCTTATAATTTCATGCGTAACGCGAAAGCAGGCAACACCTCCTCCACTCTTAAATAGTCGGGGGTGAAAGGTCAGGAGGTCGATATTTTCGACCCATTGATTTACAATGCCAGAAGCGTTCATTCCGAGAGGGCAAAATGGCTAAAAAATCAAGGGTTAAGCGCATTGGCAGGCCAACAAAAGAGCTAGATCCAAATGTCGTATATCGTCTGTGCTTGCTGGGACTATCTCAACAAGAACTTGCAGATACGCTGGGAATCTCACTAGCTACTGTAAAGAACAAGCGTAACCCAGACCATCCATCACACGATCCAGAGTTTTTAGCCGCATGGACGCGAGGCACAACCGACGCTGATAGCCGAGTAGCCCTGAGTATGTATGAGCAGGCGCTATCCGGCAATGTGACTGCTGGTATGTTCATTCTGAAAAACAAACGGGCCGCGAACTGGCAGGAGAAACAGCACATAGAGCATAGCTCCGAGACCCTGAGCGATTTAATCGGGAAACTAGAGGATAGTTACTACGAGCAGGAAGAAGAGTTAAATGGCAAAGAAACAAGCCATCAACACTGATGCGTTAGAGCGGCTCAAGGTCTGGCGTGAACACCCAGACATATTCGTACAAGACCTGTTCAAATGTCATATCGAGGAGTGGCAACGAGAAGCGCTGAAGAACATAGCGGCTCACGATAAGGTAAGTATCCGGTCTGGTCACGGAGTCGGTAAGAGCGCCCTGTTAAGCTGGGTAATATTATGGTTTATCTCTACCCGCTCGGATGCCAGAGTACCGTGTACCGCGCCATCGAGCCATCAGCTATCAGACGTGCTGTGGGCCGAGCTATTGAAATGGCTGAGAAAAGCGCCAGACTGGTATCAGTCACAGTTTGAAATGTCCGCAGACAGGGTGAGGATGGGTTCTAGCTATGCTGTGGCCCGTACAAGCAGGAAAGAACAACCCGAAGCATTGCAGGGGTTCCACGCAGAAAATTTACTCTTTGTCATAGACGAAGCCTCTGGAGTGCCGAACTCGATCTTCGATGTTAGTTCGTCCTCATTAAGCACAGAGGGCGCGAAGATTATTATGACGGGCAACCCTACTAGGGTGGCTGGCTACTTCTATGACTCGCACCACAAGATGCGGAACCGATGGGAAACAATGGTGGTGTCATGCAAGGATAGCACTCAGGTATCCGAGACTTACATCGAGGATATGCTGGCGCGATGCGGCAACGACACAGACGCAGACCTTTACAGGGTGCGTGTTCTGGGGGAGTTTCCTAAGAGCGAGTCTAACGGCGTTATTCCGCTCGACCTAGTGATAGCGGCTTATGATAGACCTGTTGAGCAGATCAAGACAGTAATGCCCGTCTGGGGCTTGGACGTAGCCAGATTCGGCACTAACAAGACAGCCTTAGTAAAACGTCACGCAAATATCGTAAAGTCCGTAGAGACGATTACAAACAGGGATACGATGTATGTCGCAGGCTGGGTGATGCAACAGTATGAGGACGCGAACAGCGACGAGAGGCCAGCCGTGATTAACATTGATAGCATCGGCGTGGGGGCTGGGGTAGTAGACAGGATGAGAGAGCTAGATGTTCCTGTGCAGGGAATCAATGTAGGCGAACAGCCGTCCGGCAAGGACCGCTATGCAAACCTGAGAGCAGAGCTATGGTGGAGGGCTAGGGAATGGCTAGAGCAACGGGACACACGGGTAGAGAGCGAGGATCTAGGCGCTGAACTAACCGAGGTCCAGTTTAAAATTACCTCCACGGGGAAAATACAGATCGAATCAAAAGATGATATGCTAAAGCGCGGTGTTACTTCACCGGACATCGCAGACGCTTTTGTGCTGACATTTGCTGGCGCAGAGCGCAGACGGGGGCTAGGCAGGTACGCCGTTAAAGAACGCAAACAAAGAGCAGGATGGGCGGCATGAGCGTATTAGACGTACTTGGAGGGCAAATAGGGGAAGGTGTGTTAGCGCCACCGCAGAGAATAGGGGAGCCGACTCCTACAAGGAATGTGTTAGGGATTAATCACCCGCTGGCGGAGTCACATCTGTTGCCGCGCTCGATTGTAGCAATGCTTCCCCTTGGAGGCGCAACGTCCGGCTTCACGCAAGAAGCAATCGCAACATTAGGCCAACCAGAAGAAACGGTTTTTAGTATTCCGCCTTCCCGCTACGGCACACGCGATCCTCGCTATTTTCCATTGCCAGACGGCGCAGATATAACAAGCCATGACCTAGCACGATTCGAGTTAGGCTTAGATGCGCTAGATGCCGCGCCTTTTGTTGGCGCTTTAGGGGGCTTGGCTAGTGTGGCTATTCCATTCTTAGGTAGACAGCCGTTGCTGTCTGGGAGTAGCGGCGGGATTCCTTCGCCTAGCGCTCAAAGAGGAGCAATAGGATCAGATATAAACGCTCGAAAGGTAGAACCAGCGGTTCAAGTATCGAGCGAGGCATTGCCATCTACAGGCTTGATAGAGGGCAGGATGATCAAGCGAATGCCGATTGACATACAGGACGAGTACGAGAGGCAGGTGCAGGAGATAATCGGCCCATCGCTATACGACAAGCTAGGGCTAACGGTTGTTGATGAGGCAATAGCGCCATCGAAGTACGACGGACATCAGGGAAGGTCATTACAAACGATGTTGATGCCAGAGACAGAGGTCAACGAAGCAGGCGACCTTGTTTTAACGCCAGATTATAAGAAAAAACTATTAGAACTAACGGCGGCGCGAGGGTTTATACAAGACCAAGACGCTGTAACTATGAACTTTGCTGTTCCCTTGAGGTCTTCAGAGGACGTAGGTGTCGGCTATATATCGTATGGTCGGGTTATTACCGACGATGAAATGCGCTTTTTCGACGAAATGTTAGATGAGTTAGGCGCAAAAGATGATACAATAGCGCGGGTCACTACACCGAAAGGCATTAAGTTTCTGAACCTTGGAATGGATAGCGAGGAGTTCCAAGACTTGATGCAATCGGTGCATACAAAATCGGGACAAAAGATAGATTTATTCAAGAATGACTTAGGCGAGGAGATGGACTATGGCTATATCGGAGGATCGGACTGGCGCGGCGGGCAAGAAGCCTACCAAAAGATCGGGGCTGAGATGGGGGACGCAGGAGATGGCAAACGAGGCCAACCTTGGTGGAGTGCAGATGACGAGTTCATTTCGCTCAAGGAACGCATCCTCGAACACAGAAGGCAATTCATCAAGGACAACCCGCTCCCAGAAAAAACAATAAGGGAGATAGCGGACGAAAGCGATGCCTATTACCAAAGAGAAGGTCTAACTCTTGGACTAAAGGACCACTCCGACGAGGCTATGGATGTCTTGGCAAGCCGTATGTTTGACGAGGCATTAGGCGTTCTTCGCGGCGGAGACAGGACAGGCAGAGGCTGGTATACGAGCAGGTATGACCAAGCATTAGGTGAGCTTGCCGTAAAAATACCGGAGCTAGACCTAGAGACCAAGACCCAGAAAGACCTGTACACTACGCTGACAGGGATATTTTCTGACGGCACGGCCATCCAGCCCAACACAGAGCTTGCGGTTAATCAGTACAGGGATTTTCTACGCACAGGCAAAGTCAATGCGATGACTCCCACAGCGGGCGGTGAGCGAAACAAATCATTTCGCAATAACCTCGACAAGCTACAGGACTTAATAGACGACAAAGGTCTAGAAGGGGCTATGGAGTTTCTGGACGGGTTCAGCACAACCAGAGACCTACAGAAACTAACGAATCGCAAGATCGGTTACTTGCAAGACCAGCGGTTGCCCAACTCCGTCATCTTTGGCGACAAAGTGGGCGTATTCATGGCTAACCTAAAAGGACACCCAGACTATCTGACAATGGATAGGTGGTGGAATCGCACGGTGCATCGTTTGCGCGGGCATATGGGGGATGAGCCAAGTGAAAAAGGACTCGAACGGTTTAGGGCATTACTCGGCAGAGAAAAAGAAGCGGAGTTAATGCGAAAGGCGGGGCATGGGCCGCAGTACACCCCAGCGGCTCGAAGGAAGACATTGACCAAAGAAGCACGGCGGCTATCGAAGCAATACCAGAAAAAAGATTATAAAGACGGAACCCCTCTAGAAGTAGCGGCTAACACTATCTTTAAGGCCGAGACGGGTTTACGAGATGTTGCGAAAAGCGGCGGAGAGAAGAAATTTCAATTAGACCTAGCGCGAAAAGTAGCAGAGCGTTTTAGACAAGACACAGAATATTCAGATATGACGGCGGCGGATTTACAGGCCATTATGTGGTTTGCAGAGAAGCGGCGCATGAAAGAGTTTGGAAGCAGGGATGTGAGAGGCTCAGAGGAGCTAGACTTTATGGATGCGGTGAAGAGATTGCCCCCAAACGTGCTAGACCCCTCTTTGAAAAATACCCCTGAACCAAGCCCATTAAGCCCATAGCCGTGAATATATTACAGCCTCCAGTAAGAGTAGAGCAGACACCGAGAACGTGGCTAGACCCAGTGAGGGAGGTCGCGACAGGTGTGCTTGACCCTGATTACTGGCGCGGCATGGTAGATAACCGTGACGTATACCTACAGGACATCAGGCGCGGGCTGCATCGCGGTATTCCATCGGCGCTGGCCGGAACTGCGGGAGACATTCAGCAAGCGGCGCAACAATCTAATTTAGGGCTGGGAGCACAAGCCCTGTTGTCTTTGACAGGAAACACGCCACTGTTTGGTGTAGTAGGCCCGCCGTTAATGACGAGAGATGAGGCGGCGGATCGGTTTGTAGACATGGGATGGATTCCGCAAGCGACAGGTAGAACCGGAGAGAGGATAGCAGAGGGCGCTTTGTCGGATTTGCTGTTAGGCACAGGGATAGACGGAAGGCGTTATATTGCCAGAGGCGCGGGCGACATATTGAGCGCTGGTAAAAGAGCCA